CACCAAGCATATCAAACAAGTATGCAAGATTTTCTTGTATAACTACTTGTCTTAAATCTTCGTGTTTTTCTCCTAGCAATCTAAATAAACTATGAATATTTTCTTCAACTACTGTTTTACGTAGGTCTTCATGTTCTTCACCTATAAGTCTAAAAACACTATGAACATTTTTTTCGATATACATTTTTCTTATATCTTCAATATCTTCAATACCTTTATCTTCTAAGTATCTAAACAGACTATGATAGTTTCTTTCTTCTACAAATTTACGTAAATCTTCGTTTCCAATTATACGAAGTATATCTAGCATATGGCCAGCATTATAAAATCTTCTAAGATTAGATACTTTATCACCATAAAGTATTTCAAATCTATCTAGTAAATCTACAATAAAATTATCTCTAGGCGGTAATGGTTCATCGTCTTTGAAAGGTACTGTTTGTTTCCATCCAGTGTCTGATTGGATTTCAACAGGTTGTGTAATAGGCGTACTTTCTTTATCGCCATACATTTTTTGCCATTCTTCTGTTGTGTCTGTAGTTTCTGTAAATTTTTCATACAACCAATTAAAGTCATTTATTAGCCTAAGGTCAACCCCGCTAGAAAGGCCAAACTCCATACCAGCGGTAGCGCCTGCCAAAGCAAACTTCCCAAAAGGTCTATCGTGTCCCACGGTTGTCCAAGTTTTGAGTCTTTCATTAGTTTCGTCCTCCTTTTGTCTATCAATTACTTTACTTGCTAATTTGGCACATTCTCTAAACGCACTACGCCAAGTGCTAAATTCGCTTGAGTTAAATGCAGTTATGCAAGATATTTTTTCCATCTTTTTAAATCTGTCGCTGATACTAGTAGTCATATCTGGACGGCTAGTATCCATATCACGTGTCATTTGTGTAGGAAATAATTTTACTCCGCCGTAGCCGTACACTAGATCATTTATAGGATTTTTACTACGCCATACATGTACTGCTTTATTATCTTCAGCAACATAATCAAAATTAAAATTATCTTCTATTATAGCATCACCGTCTACAATCCAAAACATTTCAGTCGAGCAAACATTTGCCGCGGCAATGTGTGCTTGGTGTATTCCTTTGACTCCATGTATACGTTGGGCTCTTGGAAAACGTGTTTTTAATTTATTAAAGTTTTCATCTGCATTCGCTTCATCGTAAGATATCATTACAATATCATATTCTGCTTTTTTTTCAGGAACAAAATTAGATGAGAAAGTATTAAATTGCGTTGTATTTGTACGTATATAAGGATGTTCTGGTCTTGGTGGGTTGCGATACGTATTTTTAAAAAACTTGCTTTGTTGAGCGTCTAAGGGTGTAACAGCAATAGGTAATTCTATATCAGCAAGTATACGCTCTCCGTAGTCTTGACATGCTTCTAATAAATCATCTTCTGTTTGAATCTTTTCCTTCCATAAACTATTTAGGTATTCAAAGTCACGCACATTTATGTAGTCCCAATCAGTACACATTGTTTTGTGTAATCCTTCTCTGGCTCCATAAATTGCCCATAGTCCATTAGATACGTCTGCGCCTGCCATGCACCAAACATATAGTCTTTCTAAATTTTTCCAATGGTTTCCTATAAGTTCTTTTTTTGCAGGTTTAATGCCTTCAATTAAACACATTTTTACACCTTCGCGGAAACCGGCACGCCATGCTTGATGTGGTGTAGCATTATTATGAACTGTACTCATTAAACTATTAATTTGTATATACTCTAAATCCCAACAAAAATCAATTCCTGCCGCTACATTGCCAGGATCTGCATTTTCGTGTGTTTTCATTTTCAAAACTGTTTCTCTATCCCAACACTTTATGCCACCATTACCATAACGTAGTCCGTTTATAATATTATCAGCAGTCCAACTTACAACATGTCTAGTAAGATCAACACCTTCTTGAAAATTAATTGTTTGATTTAAAAATTGTTCATCTATTTGGTTATCGCCATCTATAGTTATAAACCTTTTTGTTTCGGCTATTTCTGCACATGCTTTATGTGCGGCATCAGATCCTTCTACACCATGTACACGTTTAGCCCACGGAACTTTTGTTAATAAGTTGGTATAATTTTCTTCTGCGTTTGGTTCGTCATACGACAAATATATAATATCATAATCTAAAACTTTAAATTGTTTCATCTACATATCCATACGTGTTAAATATTTTTGGTGTGTATATACTTACATCACCTTCTTCTTCATCATGTTCGAATTGAACTATATGTCCTTTTGCTATTTGTTCTACTGTTGCGTCAAATGTTCTAATTAGTAAATGAGGATCATTTGTTTTTGTAATACTAAACTTACATACTTGGTTAGGATTTAACAAAAGTTTTTCTTTTACATTAACATTTAATTTCCAATTACGCCATTCTATGCTCCTTGTAATCATACAATCTGCATTGTCTTGTTTAGGTATATGATATATTATATCTTTAATATCATAATTAAATTTTGGCTGTTCATACTCTAATAATGTATATTGTTTTTTTGACAAATCAAACTTTACAACATAATTGTCTTTTTTATCTGGATTCTCTATAAAATCAACATATAAATCTTCGTCTACTTCTAAAGCATATTCATTATCCGGACTATAGTTTTGTAAACCTATAACTTTACTTGTATCTTTATCAAATATTAACCAGTACATTGCTCATACCTTGCTAGAATTTTGTCACAAAAATCTTTTTCTGTATAATGAAATACTCCGTGCTGTTGATGGTTACCAATTTTCAAACCATCATTAAAATACCAATCAACTTTTTGTTGCCAATGCTCACTAGTATCTACCCAATTTTGAGCATGTAGTTTCATATGTACAAAATCTATTAAGTCTACATCTTGAAAATTATCATATTCCATAAGTTCTAATACTATAGCCGCACAAACATCAATACTACAATGTTTAGGTTTATGATTTTTGCAGAATATTTCGTAAAACTCTTGCCAATTTTCTATGACTGTTTCTAATAATGCAAAAAAGTTTGCCACACGTTTTGTTTTTTTAAAGTAATACAATCCTGTGTACACATTTATTAGGTAATTTTGTGAAAAGACTTTTCTATAATAGGTATCATTAATAGGTTCTTGTCTATATGTAATAGGATTTTGTGTAAAGTATAGTTCTTGATCTTTAAACTTAGACCAATTAATTTTTTCTAAAAATAAAACATCGCTGTCAACAACTATTGTTTCGTCATATGGAGAAAGGTTAAACGCTTTCCATCTGTTTTCTATTTTCCATTCACTACTTTTTGCTTGGTCATGCTTTAATACAATAACTTTGTCAAATACAAAAGCAGTCTTTTGGTCAACTTCTTTGTCTGTTACTAGAGTAAAATGCATATTATTATTTTTCATACCGCTCATTGCACATAGGTATGCTTGTTTTACATAATCATCTGTAGAATTATTTTGTGCAAATATTAAAACACCTTGTTTCATAGTATTTCCTCTAAACTGTACTTGTTCATAGCATGTACCGTAAGTCCTTTTGTGGCGATCGGATTGTTATCAATAAAAAACATAAGTTTATCTTCATTTATTTCGTGTGTAATATCTTTATCAATAGTGTAAAAAAGTTTTCCTGGCATAGGATTAACAAAATTACCCTTAGAATGATTGTTCATTATATGAGCACCAATACTAAAAGCAAAATCATTACGATATGTTTGCTGTACTATCTGATATAACATTCTATAATGACGCCATTGCTCTTCAATATGCTGTAATAAATCAAAAAATATTTTATTCTGTTTACATTTTGCAAAATACACACAAGTTGCCCAATAAAAATCTACACTTGAATCACTTATTTTACTAAACTCATTGTAATTTAAATTTTGACCTAAATGATAAGCATCTTTATACATGAGTAATGGATTATGTTGTTCAAAACAGTGTTTGTAAACATCATCACATATAATAATATCAGTATCTATCATCAATGTTTGCTCATATGGTGATAAATCATAACTTAACACTCTTGCATTATTTTTAAATGTTAAATGTTTGCCACGATTGCCATTATTATATAATTTGCTTGTATATCTTTGTGGTGTTTTGAAATCAATTACTTTATCAAAAACATTGTCTGGAACTTCACAGTCAGTTATTACACTAGTTGGTAAATCAAGATACTTTTTTGCACGTTCTGCAACCATACATGCTTGCTTGACGTAATCTATTTCTTCATTATTAAATGCATGTACTAATATGCCTTTAGACATTAAGTATTCCTTGTACAGTTCTTTCACTGTTAACTATTTTTTGATATTCAGAATGATAATTTTCCACGGCTTTTGTAAATGCTGTGACTAATTCGTTGTAAAACGCTTCTTTGTTTTTAATTTTAATAGGAGTGTTATTATTGTCTACAAAAATATCACTTTTTAGTGCTAGTATACTTGCAATAAATTCTCTAGTAGCAGTAAATTGCCCACCTTCGTAATAGACCGTGCATTCTTTTGTATACTTTTCTTGTAATATGCGTTTTTGATTTTTAAATGTTGTAACATAATCTGCATGTTCTAATGCTTTCTTAAGACGCTGATCCATAATTTCTCCATATAGTAGTATTATATGACAGATCTGCTAAAATGTCAAGTATTAACTACCACTAAAATTGGATTGTCTATTGAGTTGTGGCAACGGTGTATCTACATAAGAACCGCTTGCTCTTTTAAAGCCCATTGTAGTGGTAAGATTACCTACTACATACTCATCAATTGGTGCAACACCTTTAGCAGTTGAAGTACTACCAGTGTCTGCTTCTTCCATACGTATACGGAATTCTATTGTGGTGCTGTTTACTTCTTTACCTCTAATATAATAGTTGTTATCTGCGTAAACTCCACTACCTGTTTTTCTAAAAAGTTGTTGTTCTGATGATGTTAACTGAAAGTTTCCTATAGCACTACCTGTACCACTGTTACTTGTGGAAGTATAATTATAACCAAATGATACTGTTCCTGCATTAGAAAGCATTGTTGCCCAGTCATTTGTTTTTGCAACATTTCCACCTGTTGCTGTGCTAGATAAACTGCTTACAAATGTAATTGTTCCACCTGCATTAAAATAATGCCTACGTGCATCTGCACTTGAGAACACTACTCTGAAATAACCATTAAGTTCTTGATTCCATTGTGAAGGACCAAACGTTAATGTATCAGGATCAGTTCCAGTTGTACTTTGTAATGCTGATAATCTAAATCTATTTGGATCGCCTTCTAACACTGTCATACTATTTTCATAATCAGCAAAACCTTTTAACACGCCATCTGGATTATCACTTGTTTCGTCTGCAATTAAATCACCTATTAATGCTTGTGCTATTGTGCCTGCAGAACTTTGATTTGTTTGGTGTCTGCTTATCCTGTCAATATCAGTAAAAAGTTGATTTAGATGTGTGGCTGTTACAAGATTACCTACAGCAACTTGAGAACTTGCTGTGTTTTCTCCGTATCCTTCCGTACCAGATCCATTAGCAAGGATATTTTCTACCCTTGTTTGCAAATTATTGTATCTAGTTGCGGTAATTATATCACCAACGGCCATTTACTCTTCTCCAATTATATAGTAAAAATTATACTATACTTTATTAATTATGTCAAAGACTATTTGTAGCCGAAAATGCTGGCGCTGGTGTATCAACAAAAGATCCACTTGCTCTCACAAATCCTATTTTGGCTTCTAATAATCCTTGAACCGGTTCATCAATTTTGTAACCACCTGGGTTATCATCATAAAAATTGTATTTCACACTAATCGTAGAACTAGTAGGAGCCTTAGCATAAAGAATGTAATTATTATTTCCATACACTCCTGTTGCTGATTTTCTATATATTTCTTGATACGAAGTTGTTAAGTCAAAATTGCCAATACTTTGTACAACACCTGTTCCTGATGTTGTTGTTTCTTGATAATTCATGCTTACTGTTCCTGCATTTCCAAGTATAGATGCCCAGTCTTGACTTTTTGCAACACTATCTCCTGAAGTAGGAGTTCCACTTAATGAACTTATAAAAGTAAGCGATCCTCCAGCATTAAAAAAATGTCTACGTGCATCGCTATCTGTAAATGCTATTTGGAATTCACATTCAATTGGTGCTGTCCATTGATTTCTACGTTGAATTGTTTCTGCACTATTGAGTGTACTACTTTGTGCTGATGCTAATCTAAATCTATTTCCTGATGTTTCTATTATACTAATAAAATCGTCGTAGTCTTTGAAACCTTCTTTTGTATCGGCTCCACTAGTATCTTCAGCAACTGCATCTCCTACCTCTACTTCTGCAATAGAATTTGGAGCACCACCTGTTTGATGAACAAAAATTTTGTTTAAATCTGTAAACATAGCGTTTACGTGACTTGCATTAATTACAACATTACTTGATACTTGTTGGCTTGTTACTGTTTGTCCATAACCTTCATTACCTGAACCATTACCAAGAATTGCACTTACTCTTCCTTGTGCGTTGTTGTATCTTGCGGCTGTAATTAAATCGCCAACTGCCATGTTTGCTTCCTTTATATACGTGTTTTAATATTTATACTTTTAAAACACACTCTATTAACTGCTCTGAATCAGAAGTGCCTGATTCTAACGCAACACCTACTAATCCGTTACTAGCAATAGTTGAAGCAACACCGTCCTGCCATGCATAAACTGGTTGTCCTTTGGATACTGGACCTTTTACTCTTACTGGCACACGACCTTTTAGGCCTACTGCCTGTCCTTGTGACATACTATTCATTAAGTATGCTGGTGATTCTGAAATAACACCTATGGCCAAATCACTTACTTTTGCTGGACGAACTTCTTTTTCTCCGCCTACTGCTACTACTGTTCCAATCGGTAAATGCTCATTTGTTTCATAGTTTTCTGCTAAGTCTGCATATTGTGCCTGTGTTGCAGTTCCTCTAAAGAAATTAGCATGTAAATCTCCCGAACTATCTCTTAATGCTGTTGTACTTGCAATAGCACTTGTGTCTCCTGCATAATCTGCACTTGAAAATCTAATAGCACTTGCACTTGAAGCATTGCCTTGAAAATTGTCTGCCCAAACATTTGACCATTTTGCAATACTTGATCCTAATGTATATGTGCTTGTTGCACCTGGATTCATTCCTGTTGACTGAATTACTATACTATTTGTTTGTACACTATTTGCATTACTTGTTTTAAATCTAATAATATTATTTGTACCAACTTCATTTGCAATAACGCCTTGGTTGCCGTTTTCAATATAAATGTGTAAGTCGTTTTGATCACCAATTGTAATTCCTGCATCCGGAAATCTTACAATATCGTCAAATGTTGTTGCTGTTCCTGGTGTACTTTGTACAAAAGCACTTGCTTCTAAACCATTTAGTTTTAATGCGTTACTTGCTGTACCCCAATAATAATGTCCTGCAGGTGTTGTAACGCCGTTGGTTGCATCAGTGGTATTAACAAGTGTCAACCCTTTCTTAATAACGTCAAATCCTGTTATAGCATTTAATGGATCTGTAGCATCAATAGTAAATTCTTGTCCACTTATTATATAGATAATTTCATCTTCAATGGTTGCGGCAATTACACTATGGTTTATACTTGAAACATCACGCACTGTTTTACTCTGCATCTGTGTAAGTCCTGAACCAGCACCTTGTGGTCCAACTAATACAAACGATGTTCCGTTATAAGTATATAATTGGCTGTTGCCCGAATCCCACCAAAAGTCACCTGCTGTTAAACCTGTAGGCTGTGTGGTTGAAACTTCTGCACCGCCTGTAGTTTTAAACTTCGTACCATCATAAAATTTTATCTTTCCGTTTGTTGAATCATGCCATATTTGTCCACTGACTGGTTTCGGCGGTTGTGATGTTCCGCTAAAGTTTTCTAACAAAAACAAAAAGTTTTCGTTTTGTATTTCGCCGTATCCGGCATAGTTCTTACCAACAAATGTTAAATCTGTTGTAAGATCAACGGTGCCGTCTTGCACTACTACCAGTGTTGCTCCGCTGTATTTGTTAATTGTATAAGCCATGTTTCAACCCTTTAATTATAACTATATTTATCTTACACACTAGATGTAAGATTTTGACTAAATGTCCAATTCCCACCCGCTGTGATGTATTCCTTTAATGATCTAGTTACACTAACTGTAACTGTACCAGTTGCATTTCCAAAACCAATATCTTGTAATACTGATTCATTCTGTACTCCTGCGGCATCTACTGCTATGAAAGACTTTGTTGCTACTGCACCAACATCAATACCTGTAACACTTGCGCCGCCAAGTGTTGTACAGTGAATTTTTGCAGTTGTACCGTTTGCAACAGTACTTGCATTAACTAAGTCATTCAGCACTAAACCAATTTGTGTATCATTCAACCCGGTAACATCCATACTAAATGAAATTGCAGATCCTGCAATTGACTCATCAACGTATTGTTTAGATGCTCCATCTGTTGCCTGTGTTGGTAATGCTAAAGCAGTAATTTTTTGATTTGCTAAATTTACGTCCCCGTTTCCGTTGATCGTAATTCCGCCGGTACCTGTAATCGTACTACCATTAATATTGATATTGTCAACGTCTAATGATGTTAATGTACCTACACTTGTAAGACTAGATGCAGTTATACCACTTCCTAATGTTGTAGCATTTAAAACTGATGATCCTGCAATTTTGTATTCGTTACCTGATGTAACATTAATATTTTCTGTTGTTGTCCAACTATTAGTTGCTTGAATCCAAGTCCATTTTTTATCTGCTCCTGTTACTCTTATAACCATACCAGCATCGTCAACGCCTGCATCTGTTAAAAGTGTACTATCGCTAGTAATAGCAAGTTCAATTTGTTTATCTTCTACTCTTAAAGTACTTACATCTATACTTGCACTAGATCCTTCTACTAATAAATTTCCTGTTACACGTATATCACCTGTAACATCTAATGTGTACTCTGGTGTATTATCAAATATACCTACACGTTTATTTGCCGCATCTATGAATACTGCATCAATTTGTTGTGCGCCTGCGGCTGTACTTGTTACTCTAATTGCATAGTTTTCATCTAATTGTGCATTCGCTGTAACAAATGAATTTCCTATAATACTTAAAGTTTGGTTAGCATTAGGTCCAATAGTAACACCTGATGAATTACTAACTGTAAGAGAACCAGTAACAGTATTATTTGTTGTAGAACTTACAAAGTTATCTGCACCAACTTTTGTTCCGTCTGCTTTGATTAATGATTTTGCGGCATCTGCTGTACCTTCAAAAAGGAAATTATCTTTGTCAATAATATTGATACCTTTTTTGACATTACCTGTAATACCTGTAATTCCATATCCTACTGCTGGAGTAAATTCTACATTACTAATAACAGCGGCTCTAGAAGTAGTTCCGTCAGTACCATTACCTAAGTATAAACTTGCAAGTGTACGACTTCTATCTTGAGTATCAAGTACACTTTCAATTCTAAATCCTGTTTCTCCTTGCCCTGCTTTGTAAATAGGTCCTGCTAATACTAAATCAGTTCCATCGTAAAAATAAAGTTGATTGTT